CAAAGTCTTGTGGTATCTTTTTTGCTAAGTCATGTACCCATTGTGGAGATTGTTCAAACATTTGCCATATACTACTATTGTGTTCTGTGTAGTATTGTTCTACAGCAGGTGTTTGTTGATAACATTGGAAGTAATCGTCAAAGTTCAATTGACTCATTTGCTCGTTTGTGATTCCAAAATTATCAATCTTTCCGTACTTAATCACAATAACTCTCTAATGTACCTTTACGTCTTAGATCTAAAGTAGCACAATGTATGCCGCCAGAGAGCGTAATAGAATGTCTAAACTGTACAGGTACACTATCTATACCGTACTTGTCAAGTTCTCGCATTAGAGGTTCTTGTGCTGAGTCTAACACTACTGTATTCTCATCTACACTTAGTAAGTTCATTCCAATGTATGGTGAGCAAGGGGGCATATAACCTTCTTCTGCTAACTTGCTACCTTGTACTACACAATCATCAAACCATATCTTATCCCACTTCTTAAACATCTCAGGACAGTTATCAGGTGTTACCCTACTACTATTCATTAATACTAATCCTGGTCTTAGTGGAACAATAGTGCTATCAAAATGTGCAAAACTATATAGTTCACTATAATGCATTTTGTAACCCATAGGCTCAACTAAACGTTTTAACCACTGGTAGCCTTTCATGTTTCCTGAATTTGAAACTTGATATAATAAATCTCTACCGACTCTAACAATATTAGGAGCATCAAAACATATCTCATGGTTAAGTAATGTCGGCTTGTCTGCAATGTCCTCAAATTGGAACATGTCATCATGTAAGTTTGGTTTAGGTGCTTGTAACCACAATGCTCCGTCTTCAAATGCTTCATACATTATATCCTCATATAATTTTGTTTCAAAGTATCTTGCTCTTACTGGAGTAGGAGTTTCTATAAGCATATCGCCTAATGGTAATATTAAATCCCTTGGACACCAACTATACCAGCCTTTTGTGTTCCAGCCTTGGCCAATATCATAATTTACATTATCCCAATCTATAATTTTAGGTCTGCGTACTACTACGCCTAAATCTTCAAGTGCCTTTGCAAGTCCGTCTGCATCTTCATTGGCTTCATCTATTACCCATTGCGGATAAGTGCCTTCTAATTTTTCTACATCTTCCTTCTTGAAGGGTGCATAACTAAAACTTCTTGCTGAAATATCAGTTGCTATTCTACTATGGTGGGCATGTCCAACGATTATTTCCTCTAATGGGTCCCAATCGTTGTGGGAATTTACTATCATTTATACGACTCCTGTGTGTTTCTGTTGCTACTATTTATAGCAATAAGTTATTATTATGATACTTTTCTGACATAACATTAAAATTATGTTCGCATATATCAATTAAATTATTTTGTAAAATTATTTTTTCTTCTAAACTGAGATTTGTAATACGTTTCATCTCTTCTATAACTGCTTTGAATCTTGTAATATCATCTTGTATGAGATCATATTCTTCATTAATAAAAGGTGAAAAACTTTTGTAGCCCATTTCATTAAAGTGTTTTAAAAAATGTCTACATTGAAACATCATAAATGGTTTTTTACAATATATAAAATTAACTGTTTTTTCTGTGATTAAATTAAATTCACTATACATTTCAAACTTATTATTTAAAAAATAGTAAAAGTCTTCAACAACAATTCCAATCATACAATTTTTATGTAAGTCTAATAGTTCTTGATTTATGTGTGCGTTTCCATATTTAATTCCATCTTCTTGCTCCTTTGGTATATCTATAAACTTAGGTTCTATTTTTGTTTGTAGGGAATCACTTAAAAAAGATATATCAGGTGAGTCTTTAAAAAAATCTTCTAAATACTGAATTATAGATTTTAAGTATTTTGTTTGATTAGTAGGTGATTTATATGTATATTCATTAGACTCTAATAGTCCTGCATATTTTAACATTGACATAACTGTATGTTTTGTTGTTCTAATAGTTTTACAAGGAATAAAAAAGTCTGTTTTTATTAGGGGAGGATTATTTGAAAGTTTTTCTAATGTAGGAAATTGATAAGGAATAGAGGTTTGGTATCTTATTATTTCTATATTTTTATTAGTGATATCTATATTTGGAGTTAAAAATTTTATTTGATTATATTTTTCTTTATCAAACAAGGATTCAAAGACAGGTGTGAAATCGTAAGGTTCAAAAGGCTCTGAGAATAATAGTAAGTTAGTATTATTTTTTAAGAATTTAGTTAAGTATTGTTGTGCTGGTAAAATTATATCTAAAATATTATTAGTTCCACTACGCATCCACAGTAAACATAAAATTTGTTTCTCTTTAATATCTATATCAGATAATAAAAATTTTAAATTTTTTATAGAAGTATAATGAATATTAGTATTGTTATGTACAGAATAATATTTTTTTATAAACGTAATTAAATGATCTTCAATTAGCCTTTTGTTTGTATGTTCATCTCCAACAATGATAGTTGTCAACGAAGTCATTAGCAATCACTTAGATATTCTGAAACACATACCCTGTAATTTCCTTCTACACCTCTATTAAATTCTTCGTGTCTTTCTGCATCTCCTAATGCAAAAATAACACTATCAGAATATACTAGATCAAGATCTCTACATAATTTCTCATAAGGTTTTGTATATTTTTCCCAATTATAATCAGGACTAAAATTTCTCATGTACTCTATACCTAATGCCATACTGTAATTATTTGCCATCTTTACTTCATTAAGCATACTGATACCGTCATCTACATAGTCTTTTGTAAATCTTATACCCACTCTGTGGTTTTCTAGTGTGAAAAAAGGCTTACTAAGACTGCATGTAACTTCTTTAATTGCTGGAAACTTATTCAAGTCTATGTGTATATTTTTTGCAATCCCCCAATATGCTAAGTCTAAGCATACAGGAATATCATGTACATCACATATTTTCATTATATATTCAAAATCAGGATGTATACAGCCAAAGTCACTAAAAGGAGCACTTATTAATAATGCATGTAAACCAGGACCTTTTAAAGTACCTTCTAAATGGTGTGGATATGCTATGTATTTAAATTCTACATGTTTTCCTAAACATGCATGGTATTGAAAATCTCCTTCTAAAACAATTATTTCTCTATCTTTACTATGTCTTAAAATAAAATTATCAAAGGTTTGACTAGTACCTTGTGTATAATCTGCATGTGTAAAACTTTCTAATCCTTTTAAACTTTTACTATTACTAAAATTTATCCACTCTCTCCATACAGTACTATATTTTTCTAAAGACGGAATAGCAATATCATTTTTATCCAAATGGAAATGAAAATCAGATAGTTCTTTATTTCTTATAGGCCTTGCACCTCTAACTGCTGTCATGTATCTATTTATAATATATGTTAATTAAATTTTGATAAGTATGAGTATGTATTTACCAAAGTTTAATGTTCCTAAATCTGTACATGTAGAACTTACAGATAAATGTAATGCACAATGTCCTGTATGTGTAAGGAGATTTAATGGTGGAGAAATAAATCCAATTATTAAAAATATAGAACTTAATGTTGATTATTTTAAAAATCAATTAGGTAAAGAATTTTGTAGTCAGGTGATGCATTGGGATTTTTGTGGTACTAAGGGAGATCCTATATCTTGTACAGACTTATATGAAATAATGGAATATTTAACAGAGTGTCAACCTTTTACTTATTATTCTATACATACAAACGGAGGCTATAAATCTGAAAAATGGTGGAGCAAATTAGGTGAATTCTTTAAGGACTCTAATTCTCATGTAATGTGGGGTATAGACGGTTTGGAAGACACAAATCACATATATAGAAAAAATGTTAAATGGAATAAGGTATGGAACAATTTAAAGGCGTACAACAAAGCAGGTGGAACAAGTGTTTGGCAATTTTTAGAGTTTGATCATAACAAACATCAATTACCAGAAATACAAAAAATATGTAAAGATATGGGAATAAAATTGGATGTAAAAGATCCATTTGGGTTTTATTATAGGACTGAGCCAGGTGATACACATATTTCTGTTACTCCTATAGAAGTATACGATAATAAAGGAGAGTTATCTTATTCTATTTTACCTAAAGATGCAACACAAGAACAAATTAAAATAGTGCCTGTAGATGAGTATGGCAGAATGCTAAGGAGAACTGGTACAAAAATACTAGCAGACTTAGAAGATAATTACGATATAGATTGTCGTGTTGGTTTACATACGTCAGATTTATATATAGATTGCACTGGTGCATTTTTACCTTGTTGTTTTATAGGTGCAGGAATGCATGTTAACGGTGTAGACCCACAATTAAAAGAACAATTAAAAGATATAGACAGTTTAATACCCTCAGAAAGCAATCCTCCTCAAAAAATATTTGCTAGTAAATATTTTGCAGAAACACTTCCTAAAGGTATAAAAGGTGAATTATCTGATGATAAAAAGTATACAGTACAATGTGTAGAAACTTGTGGTAAATGTTTAGAATAAAAACTGATAAATAGTAGCATGCCAAGAATAAGTTTATGGAATCCAGTTAAAACAAATGATTACACGTTCATAGATCGTGTTGTGGGTGAACATATCTACGCAGGAGGTACCGGTGTACACATACACAAATATTTAGGGGTACATGAAACTGTAGATGAAAATGACCCTACAAGACCTTCTAGTGCAAATAATGATTCAGAAGTCTTTATACAGGATTTACTATTCCTAGAGAATAGAGATAGAAAATATAGTGATGATATATATGAAATGCGTGGCCAATATAATTTAGGTGATAACGATGCATTTGATTTAACACAATTTGGAATGTTTTTAGCAAACGATACATTGTTTATGAACTTTCACACAGAAAGTATGATAGAAGCAATTGGTAGAAAACTTATGCCAGGCGATGTATTAGAATTACCTCATTTAAGAGATGACTTATTACTAGGTAGTGAAGAGGCAATAAACAGATTTTATGTTGTAACTGACGGAAGTAGGCCAGCAGAAGGATATGATCCACGTTGGTGGTCACATCTTTGGAGAGTAAAACTAGGTCCTATAACAGACTCACAAGAATACAGAGATATACTTGGTACTGGTGAAGAGGAAGAAGATTTAAGAAACTTAATTAGTACTTACGCAAATGAAATTAATATAAATGATAAAATATTAGAACAAGCAGAACGTGATGTACCTTACGATCCTCAATTTAGAAATACTGCACATCTATATTTTGATGAAACAGTTCCAGGTAAACCAGCACCTACATTAGATTTTGCGGCTGGAGACGGTACACCTATAAACGGAATAAGTTTAGTTGGTAGTGGTGCAACATTTCCAACAAATGGTTGCAGTGATGGTGATTACTTCTTAAGAACTGATTTCAGTCCTAATAGATTATTTAAAAAGTCTGGAACACGTTGGTTAAATGTTGGAACAGATAGTAGAGGTGTATGGTCAGCGGCTAATAGAATATTAACAGGATTTATTAATAACGATAATTTAACAAATACAAACGACGGTGAAGCCATAAAAGAAAGACAAAACTTGAGTAAAGTATTAAAGCCTAAAACGGATAATTAAAAATGAAATTTAATGAAATAAAAAAATTACATGAGAATCAACAAGTGATTGATAAATTAGAAGATAAAAAATTCGATTTAGAACGAGCTTTAGAAGATGCTAGAAGCATAACTAAAACCATAAAGTATGTAGATACACATGTTGAAATTGTATCTAAGTTAGGTACTCTTGCAGAAGAGAATGGTTTACAATTAGACGAATACTATGAAAGACAAGTATATAGTGCAAAGAATAAATTAGAAAGTGAGATATACGAATTAGAAGAAGTTTTTAAAGATGCAATTAGAGACGTAACAAACAAGATTGACGAACTTGAAATGGAGATGGAAGGCTACTAAAATGGCAGGAAAAAACTTAGACTATTGGTATGATGAACAGATAAAACGTTATCTTATTCAGCTCATAAGAATATTCTCAAATTTTAAAGTAAAAGAAAATACTAAAAACGGTATTAAATATAATCGTGTACCAGCAAGATATGGTGATGCACAAAGAATGGTTTCTAGTATTTTACGGAATAATTCAGAAAATGTTATTAATAGTGCTCCTTTTATAAGTGTAAATATTTCTAGTATTCAACCTGCTAGAGATAGAACACACGAACCTTTCCTAGTTGATACCAATCAAGTAGCAGAAAGAGAATGGGATAACAAAGCAGGTAATTATACTTCTGAACAGGGAAATCTATTTACTACTCAAAGATATATGCCAGTTCCATATAATATGACATTACAAGTTGATTTATGGTCAACAAATACAGATACAAAACTACAAGTATTAGAACAAATATTTGTACTATTTAACCCAAGTATTCAGTTACAAAGTAACGATAATCCTTTAGATTGGTCAAGTGTATTTGAAGTTGAACTTACAGATATTGCTTGGAGCAGTAGAGGAATACCTGCAGGTGTAGATGAAAATATTGATATATCAACATTAACATTTGCTATACCTATTTGGATATCGCCACCAGCAAAAATTAAAAGACAAAGTATTATTCAACGTATTATTGCAGATGTGCATTCTACACAAAATATAGAAACATTAGGATTCAGTGAAGATTATGCAGACTTCTTTGGCAGTATAGACGATACCGCAGAAATAGTCGTTACACCTAATGATTACTATGTACAAATTGTAGGCAGTGGAGCAACCCTAGTAAATTCTGCAGGTGTGCCTCAAAAATGGTCTGATGTTATAGATATGGTGGGAGAACTAACAGCCACCAGTTTATTAAAATTAAATATAGGTAATGATAGCGATGATCTCCTAGGAGAAGTAATAGGTAGTGTAGTTGCAAATCCTCTAAGTGAAACTTCATTAATATTTAATATAGATACAGAAACCTTACCATCAACAACATTAACAGCAGTAGATAAAATTATAGATCCTAGATCATCTTATCCGGGAGACGGAACACTAGCCGAGGCGGCTGTAGATCAGCGATATTTAATAACAGAGTCCATAGACAACGTAGGCATGCCTAATTGGAACATAGATGCTTCTGCTAACGATATTATACAGTATAACGGTTCTAAGTGGACTGTGGTATTTGATTCTAGTGCCAATGAAGTAGAACAACAAGTAATTAATACATTTACAACCAGTCAGTACAAGTGGAGCGACGGAGCATGGATAAGTAGTTATGAAGGAGAATATAATCCAGGGTTCTGGAGACTAACACTATAACATGACTATAACAGCGGCAGGAGTAGTATTCCTTGCTAAAGACACAGGTAGATGTATGTTGCAATTAAGAGAAGGCAACAAAAGATTTAATCATACTTGGGGTTTTTGGGGAGGCATTATTGAAAGGGGAGAATCTCCTTATCAATGTATTACTAGAGAATTAGACGAAGAGATTGGGTTCGTTCCAGAACTACAAAAACTTAATCCTATAGATGTATACCAAAGTAAAGATCAAAATTTTTATTACTACAGTTTCGTATATGTAGTAGATAAAGAATTTCAACCACCAAAACTTAATGGAGAGAGTGCCGGTTATGCCTGGGTAGATATAGGACAATGGCCTAAACCCTTACACAATGGTGCTAAAGTAACATTATATAAAAATGGTGGAACTGAAAAATTGCACACAATATTAAATATTCATACTTGATAAATATACGATATGAGCAAAGGCGAAATTATCGATTTTGTTGTTTTGCGGATAACTACCGAATTAGACAAGTTTCAAAGAACTAAGACAATCCCACATACATTATTAGAAGGTGCTATTGAAATAGACGAGATACGGGAGACGTATTATGACCAGTTACCCGCAAAGTATCAGAAAATATTTAAAAGACTTTTAAAAGAGTATCACCAAAAGATTGGCGAAAATATCGAATCTCTTAAAAAGGCAATGAAAAAAGACTATGCTCGTGTAATGAAGAATCAATCTACTGAGCATAATAGTTTTAGATTTAAAGAAGTAATGAATTCATATCGTCCCAGTATGAATCCTATACGAGCTCTTTACTACGAATCAAGAGAAGTTATAAGAAGATATAATTCAGAAAATCCATATCATTATTGGCTTGTAGATTTAATAACGGATAAAGAATTTAATAATATAGTTTTGGATGCCTTAGGTGCAGATACTAAAAAATTAGAAAAAATTATTAAAAGATATTATTTTCCTTTAGTAGAACACGGTGAAGGTGTGCCTTTAGAAATGTTCCATGCAAAACAACAACTAAAAGACTTTAGACATTATTATATGTTTTTTAGGAATTTAAAAGAATGGGACCCAGACGAATAATTAATAAATTTTTCTTATTTGATAATCAAAAGGTTCTACAGTTCTAATTTCAAATGCTCTCCCATCCATATCTTTTCCTTTGATATGTTTAGGAGTTTTCTTAGTAATCTTCTTTAAAAGATATCTTTTATGTGTTCTTGTGGTTACTATATTTCCTCTGTTATCTCTTTCAGAGTCTTTTAAATACCAAACTGTAAGTTCATATTCTTCGTAAAATATTTTAAACCAAAGTCTAAGTATTGCTTTCCATAACTTAAATAATAATGAGCCAGTAACTTTAGCAACAACTTTAGTTTTTTGCCATAGCCATGCTAGTGCAGATTTGCTTTTTTGTGATATGTTGTGTATAAACTTTTTCATACTACTATTTATTCATTTACACTAAATTTAGTATCTTCATTTAGTTCCTTTACAAAAAACATATTAACAGTTAACCGATCTTCACAATCTTCTTGTATCATAACTGTACTATGCCAACTATTTTCTGCAACTTTAATCAGTAACAAATCTCCAGGATTACCACCTAATACTTTTGATGGATCAGAATGTTCTGAAGTATGAATATTTGTACCAAACTTTTTAGAAGGATTGCAATACAATATTCCTCTAACAGGTATTCTATCTACTTCGTGAAAATCATTATGTGGTCTTAAACCATGACCTTTTTTATTAAAAGTATTCATAGCAATATAGATATCATCTACATTTAAATCCCACATCTTATTTACATTTTTTATTAAAGATAATTTATTTACTTGCAGTTTATCTTCTATAGGATGTGGTGAAAGACTTGATAGCTCAGGATATTCATTTATTACATTATGATTTTGCATATATTCATCATATATATTTTGATCTTGTAACATAGGTGCAAAATTTTCTATTAATAGATAATCAAAAGGTTCTGTAACCGAATTACTTTTATTTATATCTAATATTTTCATTTAGATGTTTTCCTTTCTACACCGTCCCAATCACCTACAGGTATTGGTTTTTTAATTCTTTCTGCATACAGTTCTGCAAGTGTATCATTCCATGCATGATCTTTTATAATTTCTATTTGATTTGAACAAGTTGCCCACTCTCTGTTTTGATATGCATCTATCATTCTGTTTACGACTCTAGCATACTTGTGATCATTTAGTATCGTGTAAATTGTTACAGGTGCTGTTTGGCCTTTTACTGCAATTTTATCTAACATAGTTAAATTCTCTGGTGAGACAATTTGTTTTAGTGTATGTTCTGTAAACATAAAGAATACACCATACTCTTTGGTTTGTGCTTCTAGTCTTGCCGCTAAATTAACACTATCACCTAATACTGTATAATCAAAACGTTGGTTACTGCCCATGTTACCTACTACAGCATCGCCTGTATTAATACCTATACCAACACCTAACTCCATTAATCCATCTGCTTTTAATTCTTTATTAAGTTTTTTAAGTTCAACTTCCATTTCTTGTGCTGTTTCTATTGCCAACTGAGCATGATTATCTACATCAAGTGGAGCATTCCATATCGCCATTAAGGCATCGCCTATATACTTGTCTATAGTTCCTTCTTTACGCATAACTAGATCAGTCATCGGTGTCATATACCTATTAATAAGATTACCTAAGCCTTGTGGGTCTGTTTTAAACTGTTCCGATATAGGAGTAAATCCACGAATGTCTGAAAACAAATAAGTCATTGTTCTTGTATCTCCGCCTAACTTTAACAAACTAGGATCTTTTTGTAACTTTTTAACCATTGCTGGTGCTCGGTCATGCTCAAACTGTTTCTTAATTTGTTCTGGTATTTTGAACTGTTTGTAAGAGTTATGAAATG